AAGCAGCTCATGGATGGATTAGTTGCAGAGATTAAAACTGTGCAAGGCATAACCACCATGCTTATCACCAGAGCTTCTATTATGAATAACGACATGATACGGATCGATGTGATAGTAAGTAGCGCACTCAACATACCCCCGGATCTTGAACGCATAGCTAGATCTTCCAATTTTGTAGAAGACGGCAAGATTGATGCTAGGCGAGATTGATGGACGTAGTAGATCTCATTCAAAAGTTTGGTTTTCCTACAGTTATGGTTATAGGTTTGGGATATTTTGTTTTTTTTGTATGGCAAACAATAACGAAAACAATAGATCCAGCTGTGCAAGAAATGAAAACCACAATTATAAGACTTACCGATGAGTTGCGAAAACTCGATCAGGATATGATACGATTAAAAGAAAAAGTAGAAACAGTTGTGCGATTGAAAGACCAGGAGAAGGCAAAAAATGAAAAAGACGATAGCTCTTAGTACCTTTTTATTGGTAGTGCCTTTCTTATTAGCAGACGAAATGGTACACAAATTCAAGAGTCCATCTTTCAGCGGAGAAGGTACGTCTTCACACTATTTGACCATAGAGAATCAAGAGACAAATCGGCGACAGGCCATCCAGGACGAGATAGCCTCTCTGCAAGAGCAAATGGAGCGGGAAAAAACAAACACAGTAGAGGCTCGGTTTATGCGTAACTTAACCTCCAGGATCTATGCAAACTTAGCCAGGCAAATAGAATCCTCTTTGTTTGGAGAAACAACCAATAAATTCGGTTCTATGGAGCTTGACGGAAATACCATAGAATACGAGATAACAGATGAAACAGTTAGAGTTACAATTACAGATGCCGAGGGCAATGTTACAGAGGTTCTTGTGCCTCTCAACGGCTTTACTTTTTAGCAGTTGTGCTTTGATGATTGATCCCATAGAAAACAACATTGCACCGATAAAAAAGTATGAACAACCAGAATTAGTTGTTTTATATACAGATTTAGCAGACTTACCAGAACCTGTAAGAAAACCTGTCATAGCGGTTTATCCTAATGCTTTCAAAGACGAAACCGGGCAAAGACGTAGTAACTCTACTTATGCAACTTTCAGCACAGCTATAACACAGGCCCCTCATGCTTATCTAATACGCGTCCTTAAACACTCTGGTTTTTTTGAAACTGTAGAGCGCGTTGCTTTAGAAGCAGTATCTAAAGAAAGACAGCTGATTCGTTCGACTCGCGATACTTTCGACGAAGATCAAAAGCTCATGCCGCTCATGTTCGCAGACCAAGTGATTAGCGGAGGCGTCCTATCGTACCAAGCAAATATAAACTCTGGTGGTCAGGGAGCTAGATTCTTAGGCCTGGGAGGTGATAAATCTTATCGGGAAGATATAATTACAGTAAGTTTACGTTTAGTTTCTGTGAGTACAGGTCGGGTGCTTATAGAAACGATGACAACAAAAAAAGTTTTATCGGCATCGCTTAACAACGATGTCTTTAGATTCATTAGCGACAATACGGAGCTAGTGGAATTAGAAGGTGGTGCAGTAAAAAATGAGCCTATGTCTATTGCTCTTCAAATGGCTATCGAGACAGCTGTAAAAGAGATAATAGAACAAGGCATAGAAAAAGAGTATTGGAGGTACAAACAATGAAAAAACTCTTATTATTAATCTTGCTATCTGGACCGCTAATGGCAGCCGATAATGAGATCTTCCTGGATCAATCTTCTGGTGCTTCTAACACCAACATTGATCTGGAACAACTAGGATCTGGCAACATAATTGGTGGGGCCGATGCAGCAGCCGGCTCTATGACAGCTCTGAAATTTACAGGGACCGCTGGGACGCTTGATATAAATCAGATAGGCGACTCCAACAAGTTCCTCGGAGATATTGTTTCAGATTCTTATATTGGTTTTTTCGAGTTTGATGGAAATTCAAACACGTTCAATATGAATACCGATAAAACCAACACTTATGGAGCAGATTCGTCAAATGTTAATGTGGACGTCACTGGAAATAGCAATACATTCACGCTGAATCACGCTACAACAGCGTTAGCTAGTACACTAGATTTAGATTGGATTATTAACGGAAACAGCAACACCATAACGTCTGGAATAAATGCAGATGCAGCCACCAACTACGTCAATATAGATGGTAATGATAATGCTTTGACACACGCAGCTTCGGGTTATGCTGGTAACTATTTCTACTTAGACCATGACGGATGTTGATATTGGCTCCATAAGCGAGCTTAGAGGTAGTGCACAGGTAGTTAGAGATCAGCCTTATGGGGCAGAGTTATCCTTCCCTATACAACAGCTGGATAATGTAAAAACTCAGTCTGGAGCTGTAGCCATAACCTTTGAGGATGAAACAGTCGTCCGGGTGATGGATCACAGTAAGCTGGTTATCAACAGTTACATCTACGATCCAAACCCAGCTAAAAGCGAAATGGCCTTACGCTTTGCATCTGGTACAGCTCGTTTCGTTACAGGAAAATTCAACAACAAGAAGAAAATACGATTATCTACTCCTAGCTGTGACGTATATGTAAGAGGCACAGATTTTACAATTACTACCACCCCGGAAACGGGCGCCTCATTGGTGATTCTATTGCCTGGTGTTGACGGCAAAGTAGGCGAGATAGTCGTAGAAACGGCGATGGGTCAAGTCATATTAAATCAAGCCTATCAAGCGACTACAGCTATGACTTACAACCAAGCTCCCTCCAAACCCGTTACATTAGACATATCACTAGAATTTATAGATAACATGCTGATTGTAAACCCTCCACAAGAACGTGAGGATCTTACAGAAGAAACGCAACAACAAGGCACGGCTGATTATCTGGACTTCTCAGATCTGGACATAGATTTCTTAGCCGAGGACTTCTTGGATAACGAAGCCGATTTAGAGTTTACTGAGCTGGACATAAACTACCTAGACGTAAACTTCTTAGAAGATCTTTTAAATGTGATTGACGCTCTAGCTATTGACGAAGAAGAAGATCAACTAAACCAATTAGCAACTGGTATTACTATAGCGGGCACCAATATAGGGCAAGACAAAGACACACAGATAACTACGATTATTACAGGCCAACAAATTAGTATTCGCAGATCCGTAGGAGACACCTATCGACTAGACTTAGATGGTTCTAGTGCTTACACTCTTATACTGTTTCAAAATGGGGTAGAACACGTTATCAAAGTAAATGGCGGATCTTCCAATGTAATAACAATTAGGCAAGGAAATTGAACAAAAAATATATATTCCCAGCTCTATTAATTGGTTTAGCTTTGCCCTTATTGATGCAGCTTACACCTTTAGAAATTCTTAAACTCAAAACATTTGATGCTTTTGTAAAAGAACAAGAACCGACAGGCAACTTTGTAATATTAGATATAACTGAGGCTGATATTGAAAGAGAAGGCGGTTGGCCATTACCCAGAAGAAGGTTGGCTGAAATCCAAGTAGATTTACTTAATGCTGGTTCGTATGCTCAAGCCTGGGCATTAACTTTTCCACAACCAGACCGACTTGGCGGAGACGAAGCCTTTGCAGAAGCCTTGAGCTATGGCCCGTCTGTATTAGCCATGTTCGAGTCAGATACAGGCAGTTATCCACCAACTGTAGGTACAGTCATACTGGGCGAAGATACAGGTGGCGGTTTTCAAGCTAGAGGTGTTGTGGAAAACATCGATATACTTAAAGCTAGTGCGACACAAGGCGTCGCATCAGCACCTACAGACGTTGATGGTTTGGTAAGACAATATCCTTTGTTATTGCGTACTGACACGGGTTTCGCTCCTAGCCTACCTATAGAAATAATCAAAAATATCACCGGGGCAGACACATACATTATTAATATGACTGATAGTGAGATACGAGTTCCATCACTACCACCTATATCAGTAGACTCAGCACACAGAAAATGGATCAGCTATGTTGATACGCCAGTTATTACCCTAGATGATTTGTCTAGCGCACAAGATAAGATAACCATAATAGGAACTTCTGGTGGAGGTATCATGCCTCAAGTGCCTACAAGCAAAGGTTTAATGTACACACATTTTTTGCAAGCAGCTGTAGCAGAGTCAATTTTATTGCCTGAGTCCCCCAGGATCCCTGAGTGGCATTTAGGAGCTGAACTTGCCATATTTTTATTGTTTGGTTTATTGGCCTGGTTCTTAACACAAAAACTAAGCATGTCCGTTGGTTTGATTTATTTCAGTTTATCAGCTGGATCTTTAGTTACATTTGGTATCTACACTATACAAAATGGTATGCTCTTGGATGTTACTTGGTCTTTGATAAGCCAGTTTATAATAGGTAGCACCTCTTACTACATCAAATACAGAGAAGAATACATACTTAGACAACAAATCAAAAAACAGTTTGAGCATTACTTAGATCCTCGCCAAGTCAAACAACTTCAAGATAATCCAGATTTACTCAAGCTCGGAGGATCTAGGCGTTATATTACTGTGCTCTTTACCGATGTCAGGGGATTCACTTCTTTGTCAGAATCTATGTCCGCAGAAGATGTAACTTACATAATGAATCGTGCTTTAACGGCCCAGGTGGAAGCCGTTAGGCAATATGGGGGTACCATAGACAAGTTCATCGGGGATGCGCTTATGGCGTTTTGGAACGCGCCTTTGGATATAGAAAGACACGAAAGTGCAGCGGTAGATTGTGCAATACAAATGCGAAAAAATATGGACAAACTCAATCTTGAACTGGTTGATGAAGATTTACCGCCAGTTTCAATAGGCATAGGTATAAACAGCGGTGAAGCCATAGTCGGTAATATGGGATCGGACACACGTTTTGACTATACTTGCATAGGCAGTCCTGTAAACGAAGCAGCTAGACTGGAATCCAGTTGTAAAGAAGTTGGCGTAGATTTAATTATTGGTAGACCTACTGCTTTGAAATCAGATCAAATACTAAAAGAGCTAGAACCAATAGAAGTCAAAGGCGTTAAAAGGCCATTACAAATCTATGGTTTGCTTGAGCAATAAACACAAAAGATGCAAACTATTACAAAATTGTATTAAAATGAACAACAAGGATTATTATGAGTAGAATTTTATTAGGTGTGATTGGCGTTTTGGTTTTTATTTGTTCAGTTCTGTACTGGCAAAATTCAAGACTGTCTGCATTGAATGATGCTTTTGAGCTTCGTGATGCAGAACAAAAAGCGGCCATAGAAAATTTACAAAATGATTTTGAATTACAAACATCGTCATTGATAAACCTACAATCAAAGAATCAACAAATAGAGGCTGAAATGAGTAGATACTTGGATGTTTTTAAACGCCATAATCTGACTAAATTAGCTATAGCAAAACCTGGTCTGATTGAAACCAGAGCAAACAAAGGGACAAAAGATGTATTTGATAGCATTGAAAAAGATACTGCTGGTATTGACAGTCTTGACGATGGCTTGCAGTTGCAGCCTGATACCAAGTAAACAAGTAGAAATAATTACAAAACCGATTGAACGAAATATTGTTCAACCGATATTACCTAGAGCTGTAGATTTAAAAGATCCTTATTGGTACGTTGTATCTGAAAAAAATATAGACGAGTTTTTAGAACGAGTTGAGAAAGAAGAAGGTGCTGTAGTATTCTTTGCTATGTCGGTACAAGATTACGAACTTATGGCTTATAACATGCAAGAACTGAAAAGATACATTAAAGAATTAAAAGAAGTGGTTGTGTATTACAGGACAGTTACCACAAAGCAAGGGGATAAAAATGAGTAAATCGCCAGATGCTTTCGTTTATAAATGTAAATTAAGATCCGTAACCGATGGAGACACTATCAGATTAGAGACTATAGATCTCGGTTTTTCGGTGCAATTACATAACAAAGCCGTCCGTATAAATTCTATTGATACCCCGGAAAGCCGGATTAATATCAAAAGATACCCAGAAAGGGCAAAGGAAAAAGAACTTGGTTTATTGGCAAAACAAAAACTTAAAGATTGGTTAGTTGGTGACATCACTATTAGATCTTATGGCACCGACAAATATGGGAGAGTATTAGCTGATGTTTTCTGTGAAAAAGGTAATGTCGCTGATTTGCTTAAAAAAGAAAATCTCGCTGTGGATTACTACGGCGGAACAAAAACAAAAAAATGGGGAGAGTAATATGGAAAAAATGGAAATATCAAAAGAGGGAATCGCTCTTATCAAACGCTTTGAGGGGTGCTCGTTGTCCTCTTATTTATGCCAGGCAAATGTACCAACAATTGGATTTGGGAGCACTAAAGGCGTCAAAATGGGCATGGAAATATCACAAGAAAGAGCAGAGGCTTTGTTGTTAGAGGATGTCGCAGACTTTGAAGATGCTATTAATGAAATCGTGCAAGTGCCTTTACAACAAAATCAATTTGACTCCTTAGTGGCATGGTGTTTTAACATAGGCAAAAGCGCGATGAAAAGTTCAACTTGTATCAAGGTTCTCAATGCTTCACAGTTTGAAAAAGTTCCTAGCGAAATAAAAAGATGGAACAAAGTTACTATTGACGGAGTTAAGCAAGTTTCAGATGGATTGGTTAGACGTCGTGAAGCTGAAAGTTTACTATTTAAAAATGAACCATGGCATGAAGTTTAGCGATGTGCAATACTACCCAAAGGCCACAAGGCTTAGAGTTGGGTGGTTTATACGTCACTACCTGACCACCTAACTCGACTATGAGCGACGT